TAAGATTCTGGCTGAACGATTGAGTGTTGTTGACGACAAATTTGATACCAGACTGCAAGAGATACTGGTAGCGAATGTCGGCGTTGATGATTTGCAGGATGCTCTTCTCAAGCGAAATCTGCGCTTGGAGATAGCTTCCCTTGAAAGCGGTGCGAGCGGTTTTCACGCACACGCGAGGTCCGGCACCCCGGAGGGTCTGGAGTTGGAACTGATACTCCGTGGAACCAACCTGATCCGGGGGGTTGCCAACGCCGCAAAGGGTGGTGTCGTTGACGAAAGTAGGAGACGCAAGCGATGCTTGCGGGACTGCCATTTCCTCAACAACGGAACGAACGACATCCGAAACATTCGGAAGGGTGCCACCGTCGATGCTGTTAATGTAAGGAGATTTGCGAGCAAGAACTCGACCAATCTGACCAATGATACGATTCACATCTTTGGATGCGAACTCTTGAACTGCTGCGAGAGAGATACAATCTGACATAATTTTAGTTTTCTAATTAAAGGTTAAAGTTGTTGTTTGTTTATTGTTTTTGTGCAAGTCGGAAGCCGAATCCTGTGGTGATTGCTGTGGGAGCGGCATAACCGCGCACAAGAATACGACAAGAGTCTGCGCTTACGATCCATCCGCCACCACGAATTCTGCGTCCAACAAGAGGAGCAGCATCGTCCCAAGTCCACTCATAAACATTGCCCGAAAAGTCGAACAGAGAGAGTTGGTTTGCGGTTTTGGTGCCAACATTTTGAGTGCTGGTAGGAGTAGTTTCTTTCGACCATGCGACTGCGGTTGCATTGTTGCTACCCGCCCAACCAAAAGTTGAGTTTGCAGAAGCACCACCGATTCCAGCCCATTCCCACTCACGCTCGGTGGGAAGTCGGAAACCAGTATTAGCAAGCGTCACGATGGGTTCAAAATCGCCAACCTTGTACGGCACAGCAACAGCAATGGTGCCGTTCGCAGGAGTGACGGTTGCATTCGACACGGTGTATGTGAATGTCCTTGCCCCGGTGCGGGTGGCATTTGCAGAGATGTTGTACCCAGATTGGCTTGCCCCGCTAACAACAATATTGTCCCCAGTAACGAGGTTGTGGTTAGCCGCAGTCGTTACGGTAGCAGTTGTGTTGTTGCGAGTGATGCTAACAACGGCAACGCTCACCGAATAGACTGCCTGCAATCCCGCTTGACGGGATTTTGCATTGCTCCATTTCAGGGCATCGTACCAGTCAACACGCTCAACAGGTCGGCTTGAACCGCTTGCAGAGACATTGTTGATGTCGTAATTGTTCGCATCGGCATAAGCCTTAACTGCGTCCCATTCTGCCTTGGTAACTTCTGTAGTTGCAATTTTAAATGCTGCCACAGATTGTCCACCAAAGTTAGACCAACTCGGCAGCGTACCACCAGCGATGTTCACAAGCGTACTATTTTGAGCAAGCAATGAACTAACCGACAGCACAAGTGCCGCGAATCCAAGTTTAAATGTTTTACTGATCATTAATTTTGTGGTTTTTGTTTTCTGAAACCACACAAATAATGAGCGATCCCAGAAAATAGGTTTTCTGAAGTTTCCTTCAGGTTGTTTGGATCGCACCCAGCCGAATAGTGCTATTTTGCGGCTTGTTTTGATCAGAATTTTGACTCTGATCAGGTCACCAAAATATCGGATTTGGTTTCCCGAATTGATCGCAAATTATTCTTTCAAATAACCATGTCAAGTGATTTTTTTTGAAAAAATTCATTCATCAATTCAGATTTTTGTTTTGTACCGTCACGCTTAAAATGAATCAATGTTGCAACAGACTCATTTGGTTGATTTAACACCTCATTTTCTGTTTTTATTTTTTGATCTTCCTGCAACTCATCGGATATAAATTTTTGTATAGCTCCCTGACAAATATTTGCGTTTGCGTAGATGCAAAATGGATTTTCTTCACCAATTAAAACCAACGATCTGTTTTTTAACAATGATTCAGCATCCTTCGGAGTAAATCCATCGTTGATTACATCGTAATCTGAAAACCATCCTCCTCCAGCGGCATGAATTGCTGCCCACCTGTTGAATCGAACAAATATTCTTTGAATATCGTTTTGATCGGATGCAGATAGACTTCGTGAAACTGTCAAAAGTTTTGCAATTAGCTTTTGAAAAAGCGGACTGCCTTTGGCATGGCTTCCGTTAAGCATTATTGGTTCCCAACCTTGCAATTTCCATGTGTTTTTCCAAACATTTGCCCGCGCAAACTCTTCAGCCTGCTTGCGAGTGCCGATTGATTCGTAATAAGCGTAAATTTTATTATTCATCAATAAGTTTTGTAGCCAACATGGTAGACGGGTGTTGCCAAATCGATGTGCGGTTGGTGTCCAGCTTGCTTTGCGCGGCGGCAGAAAGCAACATCTTCACCAACATGACCTGTCGTTGGCAAAAAGTAATCAAAAGGTGCTTCCGGGTTATTTGTTTTTAGTTCTGGAAACTTTTCTTGAATGTCTGTGAAGACTTTTCGGTGGATTAGCATACATCCAGCCCCGATCCATTCAACAGGGACAACAAAATCATCGTATTGTTTTGCAGCTTTTTCGAGCGACTGATCGCTACAAATCAATTTGCCTCCCTCTTGCCGTCCAAAATATGCACCACCGACAAGTGTTTTCCCGCTATTGACCAAGCGATGCACGATGTGACGCTGAAGCGGTGTGTCTTGTATGTTTCTTGCCGCAGGCACCCAGTTTTTCATCCACGCAGGTCTTCCAATGCATGGAATAATATCATCATCCATCATCAAAAGATATCTTGCGTCTGTTTGCAGAAATTTTTCAGCAATTTCATTCCTTGCTCGGTAAAGCAAAGAATCCCCGATACACATATCAAATCGGATTTTGTCGCGACCAAAGTCGAGTGCAAATGCGAGCATAGCAAATGCGGTTACAGGATTGGTTGTTTTATGGCAAACAAACCCTACAAAGATGTCTCTCCCTGCAAATTCTGTGCGATAGCTTGGGAGTCCATCTTTCGAGCGAGACTCCATAATAAACTCTGGAACCGCAGCGGCAGGTTCTGGGGCATCTGCAAGTGCTTTTTTAGGTTTTTGCCGCTTTGGTTTTTCTGCTTTTGGTTCTTCAGTTTTTTTTGAAGGAATGAGCGGTTCATCGAGATGGCTAAAGTCCCGTTGTTTTTTGGGGATGTGTTGGTTTAGAGGTTTTGCTGATTGACCTTGCCGGGCAAACGGGTCTGCCTGCTCCAATGCTATTTGTGTAATTCTTTCGTCAGGTGATATTTTTGTATTTTGCATAATCTATTTAATTGTTTTTATATTGCTCCAAGAGGGATTTGAACCCCCAACCAAGCAGTTATGAGCCGCCTGCTCTAACCATTGAGCTATTGGAGCGTGAAATCACGCTCCTGCTTCTTCCAGACCCAAATCAATCGCATCGCTCGATGACATTTTGAGTCGGTCCACAACGCTGCTCGATTTTGTTGCCGCTGCGATTCCTTGGTTCGGGCGCGGAACCTTGCCAGCACCCTTTAGCCGGGTGTTCTCTTCGGTGAGTGCCTTGAGTTGCGTCTCCATGCGCTTGCGAGCCTCCTGCTCTGTTCGCAACTGGTTTGTCAACACATGAGACATTGCCGCTGCGGCAGCAATGTCTGCCCGCTCCTGTGCCGTCTGCGGGAATAGCGAAGACATGAAGAATCCCTCCAACTGCTCGACCTGTTTGTTGTGAGATTCAATGGCTTTTATTTGGTCAGGCGTGGCGTTTTTAGGAATTTCTTTTCGCATTGCCCAATCTGCTTTTTCCTCCGAAATTTTACTCTGAATGTATTTGATTGACTCTTCTTGCTGACTGTTGAACCACTCGCTCGCTTGCTTGTTTTTCTGCTCGTAATATTCGTTAACATTCATCGAGCTTTTCTGAATCTCGCTAATCTTCTTTTCTGTAAGATCAACGACATCAACAAGACTTCGCTTGAGTCTTTCCGCATCTGTGAGCGGTAGTTTGCTAATGGCATTATCCAGCCACCATTTTTGATCCACCTTGTCGGGTCCACCTTTTGCCTCGATAGATTTAATGACATCTTCACTCGCCCCGTGTTTTTTAAGAATCGAGTAAATGTTGGTTTTTGCCTCGACTATGGGCTTGTCATATCGGCTTTGGAAATCAGGGTCAGACGCAATATCAAACAATGCCCGGAAGCGGCGAAGGTCTTCGTAATCTTGCGGAACAGGTGGCTTTTGTTCGTATTCTAACAACCTCTGACGCAATGCTTCAGCTTCCTGCGCTTGCTTCTTATAGGTGGACGCAGTTTCCTGAAGTTTGCGCCAATTGCTTTGGTTTTTTTCAGAAAGATTTCGGGGTTGCTCAATAGCTGAAATCTCCGGGTCAATTTCGATTTGAGATTCCGCCGCCTGCTGCTGCTCTTGAGCTTCGGGTGTTGCAGGGTCTGCGACAGGTTCCTGTGCTGGTTCTTCAGTTTCTGTTGAGGATTCTTCTTCTTGTGAATCTTCTGCAATTTCTTCTTCTGCTGGTTCGGTTTCTTGAATCGCAGCGTCCAACGCAGCGTCCAACATTGCATCGGTGTCGTCATCGATTCTATCTGCGTCCAGCGAAGGTACGCCGGGACCAGTTACATCCATTTCTTCTTTTTCGAGTGTATCCATATATTTAGTTTAGTGTTGTTGGTGCTAACTTTGTTATACTATTTTGACCGCATTGATTTTGCCCCACGGCATTTCCACTTTTTGCGCGAGAGGTTGTTGGGACTGTTTGGATCGTTTTTCCAATCACCTTTAATTTTCAGCGACCGGGCGCAGTAAGCATCACCCTTTTTGGTTCCGGGGCGAATG